AATGGCGTATCAACGTGCCGGAGTCGAGTATGCAGCGCGCGCACGTAAGTGTTTCATAGCTGACGAGATGGGGCTGGGAAAGACGCTGCAAGGCATTGCTACGCTCGAGTTGGTAGCGCAGAAATTTGATTGTTTTCCGGCAGTAGTTATGTGTCCGGCTAACCTGGTACTGAACTGGGAAAAAGAGTACGCAAAGTGGGCTCCCGGTCGACGTGTAAAAATAGTGAAAAATCGAAAGGAATTCCCGGCACCAGGCAGCTTTGACGTGGTTGTTGTTGGTTATAGCAATATAACTACCTGGGAGAAGCAGCTTACCGGGGCAAATGCGTACATTTTTGACGAATCTCACTATCTGAAGAGCTTTACAGCGCAGCGCACAAAGAGCGCATTGAAGATGACCAAGAATCTTCGCCGCGAAGTCCCGATATTATGCCTTACCGGAACACCCGTAACGTCGAAGCCGGCTGAATACGCGGCTCAACTCGAGATTCTCGGCCAGCTGAATAAGTTTGGTGGAAAGTGGGGCTTTTATCGAAGATATTGCGCTGCGTTCCAGGACAAATACGGCCAGTGGCACCTGGACGGTAACTCAAATCTTGATGAATTAAACGACTTGCTGCGCTCGACGTGTTATATCCGGCGTACAAAAGCGCAAGTTCTTACAGATTTACCCCCGGTTCTACACTCGATTGTTACGTTCGAGGGGGCTGCTGCAGCCGTCAAGGAATATCGAGCGGCTGAAGATGACGTTACGCAGTTTCTACGGGACAACAGCGGCGCTGATATGCCCACGCAGCTAGCCAGGATTAGCATTCTTCGTCGATTAGCCGCCCAGGCGAAGATGCCGGCTGTAATCGAATGGGTCCAAGAACGTGTCGACGCCGGTAAGAAGGTTGTAATTGCGGCCCACCATCGGGACATTGTTGATGCATTGGCGCAACGTTTCGGCGGCCTGAAGATACAAGGCAGCATGACTGTCGAGCAAATCGAAGAGAATAAGAAGATATTCCAGGAATCGAGCGTTATCGAAGCTCCGGTAATCGTTCTTTCGATACAAGCGGCGAAGACCGGGCACACATTGACCGCGGCTCAAGACATTTTGTTTGTCGAGCTCCCCTGGACACCGGCTGACGTGCAGCAGACATTTAGCCGGCTACACCGTATCGGCCAGTTAGGGAGCGTTACAGCCACGTATGCGCTGCTTGAGAACTCCATTGACGAGGATATCCACCGACTCCTAGAGCGAAAGCTAACAGTTGTTACTGAAGCAATCGATGGAGCCAGTGGTCAGGAGGTTATCCTCTCGCTACTTGGCAGGAGAAGCCAGTAGTCAGAACCTAATGAATATCGGTTGTGATTTCAATCGTCTCTTCGTCTATCTCGTTGTCGGCATCAATGTCCTCAAACTCATCTCTAACGAAGATGGCATTGTTGTTTAGCCAAGTGCCCTTGTCGTCAATGCCCCACTCGTCCCACTCGTGTGGAAGTGGTTCTTTCAGGTCGTAAGTGATGTAGCGATTTTGTGTTGATATCCGCCGCTCGACATTGGTGACATAGTAAATCATGATTAGTCCCTTGGTGGTAGGTCACGTTTGATTACATATTGTAACCAAGCCAATGGGGCAATTCCAATTACACCAACGACCATAATCACTGGTGCTACTTCCGGTGCTTGGTACATAAAGAACCAAGACGACAAGATGGTTGAGAGTATGCCAAGACGAACGACATTTAGCATGATGTTATATAACTGCCTGTCGGTCATAATGCGATACTCTCGCCCTCTGTGTCAATTCCAAACCAAACCCCACCACCGTTGCCTTCGTAGTCCTGTGATGGATACAACTTTACTCCATTGGACAGAACCATCACGATAGGTGTGCCGTTTCCGTACCCAACTTCCCAACCTTCTGCCTCAATTTCCGCAGCAGTCATGTCACGAAGTTCGGTAATTGTCATGCCCTCAATTGCTATCTGTTTAGTAGTCATAACCAAAGTATAGAGAATAGAGATACCCTTTTTGGCGATTCGCCAAGAAGCCTGTCCCTACTTACTACTATCCACTCATGGACACATTACCTACATACATCAACGTCACCCGTGTAATCACTTACAATGTAAAGGATATGCAGGACTTGATTTACGAACTAGAGAACGAAGAAGTCGGCCTTGAAGAAGTTATTGAGCGAATTGAGGGCGAAGTATCTGAATACTTTACTGGCAGCCTCAAGGACTTGATTTGGACTGACGAGAACGGAGATGAACTTGAGTGACTTCGTAGCAACAACTGTTTTGACCGATGGGTTCACGGTGAATTACCTTGACCCAATCCGATTGGACCGACAAGACCCGGCATGGTATGTATGGGACATCAACTGTCACCAGCTTGTCGCCTCTGTATTCAAGCAGGACAAGACTGTCTACATCTATTGTGATGGAGAGATGCGAATCCATGCTTGGGAAGACGGTTCAATGAAGTACAAAGACTCTCAATACTCGGTTATTCGCTACTGTGACCAACTCGAAGAGAACGGAATCAAAAACGACCTAGATTTGATTGCAGCTGAACCACGAATTGAAGTTCAGAACAATGCATGGTTTGATTTGTACGGCGACTTCGTTGATGGTGAGTGGTTTGATTGTGTAAACCACAGCCTTAGTGATGCGATTGACCAAGCAAAGGTGCTAATCAATGAGGAATTAGCCAAATAGTTATACAAATCTGTATAGTGATACCCAGGGAGGGCATATGCCACTAAAAAGAAGCATCAAAGAAGCAGACGTACATAACAAGCATCATGAATTGTGGGCACAGTTAGAGCAGGAGTACGGAAGTAAGTACCGTGTTCCCTCTGAGAAGCAGTTTGAGATGAGTGCATACACCCGTGGTATGTATTGTTTGATGAATTGGGACGGGAAAGGCTCGCCGGCCCGACACCTAGCATCGTATTCCATTGATGAAAAGACGATTATTCAGCTCGTGGCCGACTATTGCGGCGAGGAAATCAGCGAAGAAGAACTGTTTGTTCACAAGGAGAAGCGTGCAGACAAGTACGAAGCACTAGTTTCTTATGCGAAGGAGAATATCTTCCGTCAATGCACTACGGAAGAACTCGTAGAAGTAGGAAGTTTCTCGTATCAGACGACTCTGAAGTACCTACAGGAGTCCCCGTGGTACAAGAAAGTCAAGAAAGGCTTGTGGGAGTGCCGTGACGCGAAGGCAGATAGAGAGTCAGATAAGTCTTAGGCTTGCCACTTATCCAATGGGCACTCTGAATCAACGAGTTTCACCTTCATTGGCATAAAGCAGCCACACTCCATGCAACCTCGAGTCTCTTTATCAAGCGAGGGACATCGTAAGCACATCTGAAAGCGCGCCATAGATACATCAATGGATACTGTTTCTTCCAAGTTATTCATAAACCTTCTGAATAGACGCGACACAGAGCGAGTTTAGTTCGTCTTTTTGCACCTGTGTGCATACTCTGGACCCCATTGGCAAGGGTCCCATGGTCCCCAGCCGGAAGCTTTGAACAAAACGAAGCCTGCTTTGAGGTTTGTGAGTGGGTCTAGGAGTGGTTCTTGTGTGCAGATTTGCATCTCACGACAGATAAGCGCCCATTTATTGCGAGCAGGGTTGTAGTTCACTCCATTTATCTGTAACAAACCTGTGTCAGAACGATGGGAGTAGGTAGAAACACCCGTGATGTTGCAATTCTTGTCAACAATGTCGCCACCACGTCGGTTTGGGCAACCACCTGATTCCCTCAGAACGATTTGTGTGAGTCGAGGGATTGCTTTCTTGGGCCAACCTGCTGCTAGAGCGAGTTCCGGAAGCCAAGAGACATCGCCATGTGCAAAAACTACCGTCTTGGTAGCGATTCTTGGTTCGGCTCGGTCGGCGACTACCGAAGGATTGAATGATTTCAGCGAGATTTGGTCACCCCCTTGTGGCGTTCCAGGTGCAAATGCACCGAAGGCAAAAAAGACTATAGAGGTAACCCAACCAGCGATGATTCTCAAACTGTTCTCCTGAAATAGGTGGATAAGGAACAGGTATCAGTAGGACCTGCTTATGTAATTCAGTAACTCAGTACTTCTATGTTATCAGATTGTAACAATAAAAGACACCATTACGTTACCCGTAGGTAATCAGTCCTTCACAATCGGCTCAGATGCAAGCCTATCAAGGAAATCATTAGGGTCCTCAAGCTTTAGGGAAACCATATAAGTCCCGTTATTCTCGGAAACTGGCATCAGGCCCATTGAGTCAATGATGTATCCAGCCAGGGTGAGGCTTTCGTTCTCAATCTCAATAATGTCTTTATCTGACATCTTGTCCACGTTCTCGTCGGTGATTTGTAGGTCGCTCAAAAGCTCCTGAATGTGTTCAAGGATTGCCATTCTAATTTCTACTGCGTCCATGTTTGCTTCCCCTTTTCGTAGGTGTTAGTATTACACCCTAGCAAGAAACCAACCCGATATCTAAATAAGGAGAAGAAATGAATCTTTCACCAATTACTGTGATTGGAAATATCACAGCAGACCCGGAACTCGCGTTCCTCGGAAGTGGAACACCGAAGCTGACATTCTCAGTTGCAGTGAATCACGTCTGGTATGACGACAAGAACGAGAAGCAAGAGAAAGTTTCTTTTGTGAACGTAACTGCTTGGCGTTATTTGGCAGAAAACATTGCGCGTTCAGCAAGCAAAGGTGTAGGCGTGATTGTTCACGGCCGCCTCGAGCAGAGAACGTATGAGAAAGACGGCGAAAAGAAGTCAATCACTGAGATTGTTGCCGAAGAAGTAGGAATCTTGGTTCGTTCGATTGAGTCAATCGAGCGTCGCAAGAGTGCAGAGAACGGAACGAAGCCTGCTGCAAAGCCAGCGCAACGTCCACTTGCACGAGTTGGCTCTGAAGAAGAGCCTTTCTAACAAAAACGCCTCCTTGGCGTAGGTAAGTGTGTCCCATCAGTTGTTTCCGGAACGTGCAACTGGTGGGATTACACTTTATAAATGACAACAGAACACCGAAAGTCGCCTCGACGCAAAATAAAGTCGATTGAGCGCATCGGAACTTGGGGAAATCTCAAATATCACCACTTATTAGAGTGTGGTCACACTGAAGTACGAGCAAGAGCATCGTCAGCTCCCAAATTAGCTTGCGCCTGGTGTTTGCGTGTAGAAGATAAAAAAGATGAACTTTCTGCACTTGCCCCGGTAAGCAATCAAACTGATGAAAACTTTGATGAGATGTTCATTAGACAACTCGACAACGAATCACGTGTTCGAGCAGAGATTGCAAAACGGTTACAAGTCCCGGTTGACGCGATTGATGTAACAATTGATGATATATCTGGAATAAGAGCTGCGCGCGTTTTCTTTTCTCCCTCTGACGTGTCTAGAATGACGGGACTATAAGTTCCGACAAGAGGGGGAAGTAAGTGGCTAATCTTTATGGCATTCCTGTTGAAGATAAGTTTTTTCCGGAAGGCCGTGCAGCATGTACTGGCCATAACACTGAAATGTGGTTCCCGGATTACACAGTAAATAAAGAAGCAAAGACAAAACGTGAGCTTGTTGCAAAGCGCAACGCAGATATTGCTGCAGCAAAAGCAATTTGCGATACGTGCGGCATAAAAGAAGAATGTTTGATGTGGTCACTGAAGTACGAACCGTTCGGTATTTGGGGCGGCCGTGATGAACGTGAGCGTTTCTGGGACAGACGGGACTACAAGGTTGAATGCGTAGTTGCTGAACGAATATTTATCCCTGGAATTGGAAGAGCCTCTACAGCTAACAAGAAAATGCCCACGCGCGTCATTGGGCGTATGAAGTGATAGGTATTGATGACTTTCTTGGTCGCTTTGAGGGCGTAAAAGGCGGCAACAATCAGTGGCAAGCGCAATGCCCTTGTCGAAATGATGACCAAAACCCGTCGTTAGCCATTGCGTACAAAGATAATCGAATCCTGGTGAACTGTTTTCGCGGCGCTAACGCGTGTAGCGCGCAAGAAATATGTGAAGAAGTTGGTGTATCTATATCTGAGCTAATGCCGGATAAGCCAAAAGAGCAAAAACTGTCAAAAGTTGCTGAATATGACTACTACGACGAAGCCGGGGAGCTGTTATTTCAGAAAGTTCGTTACGTTGACCAAGACGGAAGGAAGACATTTCGCCAACGCCGTCCCGTTGAGGGTGGACAATGGGTCTATTCACTTGGTGATACTCCTAAAGTTCTCTACAATCTCCCTGCAGTGCGTGCGGCTATAGCAAGCAACACACCTATCTACGTTGTGGAGGGCGAGAAAGACGCAGACATACTCATTTCACGTGGAATAGTGGCTACAACGATGCCAGGTGGCGCTGGGAAGTGGTTAGAAATCCACACAATGGCTCTTGTGGGCGGGACTGTAGACGTTATTGCAGACAATGATGAAGTTGGCCATCAACACGGCGCTGACGTATTCAGAAAGTTGAAAGAAGTTGGTTGCGACGTAGCTTTATGGCGCTGTCCATCGAAAAAAGACGTTTATGACCACCTTGCAGCCGGCCTGAAGCTAGAAGAACTCATTCCTTTAGACCCGGAAGGTCTGATTACGTCGGAAACACCCGTAGACGCGGCTGAAACCGAAGAAGTCCCGACAGAAGTGAACCTCTTGACGCAGGCTATTGAGAAAATAGCTATCACGTTGATGAACCCGGAGCTTTCACCGCAACAAAAGTTGCTAAAAGCAGCACTTATTTCGACTAGCGCAGCCACAGCGCAGCCGCTTGACACCGGGAGATTGGTAAATTGGCAAGATTTTGTCAATGAGGAGATGTCGTCAAAGCCAAATTGGATTATCGAAGGCGTGTTAGAAGCGCAAGAACGTGTAATTGTTGTTGCGGCTGAAGGCGTTGGCAAGACAATGCTCGCTCGACAGGTCGCAATCCTTACCGGGGCTGGTATTCACCCATTTACGTTCCAACCAATGGAGCAACGCCGCGTGTTATTCGTTGACCTGGAGAACCCGGAACGCATTATTCACAAAATGTCAAAGCAAATCTTTGATGACGTAGCAAAAGTTGGTTGGGTAAAGAATGTAACAGCCGAACTCTGGATGAATCCATCGGGACTAAACCTGTTACACGCGCCTGATAGGCAAATACTTGAGGAAAAGATAGAACAAACACGTCCGGAACTCATTTGTCTGGGGCCGCTGTACAAAAGCTTCGTTGACCCCGGCGGCAGAACGTCTGAATCAATCGTTGTAGAGATTGCTAAGTACTTTGATTACATTAGAACGGTATATAACACTGCATTGTGGTTTGAACACCACGCACCACTCGGTTCAACTATGGCTACCCGTGACCTCAGGCCGTTTGGTTCAGCAGTATGGTCGCGTTGGCCAGAGTTTGGTCTTGCAATGACGCCAGTCCCGACAGGAGAGCCATATGTTTACGAGATACGGCACTTCAGAGGTGCTCGAGATGAGCGCGCTTGGCCATCATTGATAAAGCGCAGCCCACGTCCTGGGGGCCGCTTCCCATTTACAGTGTTAGAATATCTAAAGGTATGAACGACAAGAACAAAGTGATGAACCGAGAGTTCCTGGCTGAACGGGACTACCGTATATTCGCCATGAAGAAGGCTGGACTCGGCGTTCGAGAGATTGCCCGACGTTTCGACATGACTACGGCGGCTGTAAACAAGGCAATTCAGCGGCAACTGGCCAAGATGAACCAGGAAGCGCAGCTAAATTACTCAGAAGTTCTACGTTTAGAGCTTGAGCGGCTTGATGCGCTGCAGTCAGCTATCTGGCCAATGACACAAAATCGAAAAGTAACGTCAGATGATGGCAAAGAAGTGCAAATCGAACCGGAAATCAAAGCAATTCAGCAAGTTTTGTCGATTATGGACCGGAGAACGAAGCTGCTTGGTATGGATAACGTCAATATCAACGTACAAATGGACGTCCAGGAGAAGCAAGGGAACATTATCAAAGCAACTCTTGCTAATCAGCAGGGTATGGCGGCTGGAGCTAACCAATTTAGTCCCGAAGAAGACGCACGTAAGCTGCTTGCCCTCATGGCCGCTTCTGGAGTGCTACCTGAAGGCATACTCAATCAACTACTGTCAGGTAGTGAAGCAATCCAGGACGCAGAACTTGTGGAGAGTGATGAAACAATCGAAATCTATCCAGGAAGCAATGGCTGAAGTGGTCGAAGACATGACACCACAGGATATGAACGTAAAACCAGTGGCCGTCACAGAAGATGGCGATAGTCCCGCTGACAAACAAGTCATTGTGCGGCTAACTCTCGAAGAACGTGAGAATTGGAAGGCGGCTGCAGAGAAGAACGGCCAGACATTGTCATCTTTTATCCGGGATTTATGCAATGCCCGCGCTGAAGAGCTACTCGTTTGTAATCACCCGGTAAATCAACGTAGATTTTACCCGTGGGCTGAGTTCTGCCTCAAGTGCAGTACCCGAATGAAGTAATCGCCAAAAAGGTTGTCCCTAATTTGTAAGATTGGGGTATGAAAAACCACACAGAACCCGTATTTAGCGACAACCTCGTTGGCTGGGAAGCCGCAGAGGCTTACTACCACGCACAGGAGTTGGCCGATGAGGCTGAACGCAATGCACTAGGCATTGTGCGCGAAATGGCAGAGGAAATCTAATATGAAAACCTACGAGGTTTCCCTTACTACTTCTACTTCGGTCATTGTCCGTATTCAGGCAGAGAACGAAGAGGAAATGGCTGAAAAGATTTCTGATTTAGATGTGATGAACGCTCTGCAGGAGCAAATTGCGCAGGGTCAGACTTATCTTGATTGGGTCATTGACGACTGGGAAGAAATAGTTTAGTTACTTCTTCTTTTTGCTATTTTCGTAGCGCTTTAGCAAGTTCCGGCCCTTAGCGGCGAGACGTGCTGCATCTTGTGCGTTCTTCGGGACTGGCTCACCCCAAGCTGCGGCACTCAATGCAAGCCGGGAAGGCTCTCCGTTTGGTTTGGTCAATGGACCGGAAGGATTTGTGAAGAAACGTGTAAGAAATGAACCTTTTCGACGCATCTTCTGGGGCGTGTCAGCTGCACCCTTGACGCCCGGACGTAAGTTGCCGCCTGATTGTCGATTGAAATGAGCTCGACCAGCCGCAGTGAGGCCACCTTTAGGGTCTTTTAGTGTTTTACGGGACT